GAGGAAGACGATCTCGCTAAACCGTATGTCGTGACAATCGAAGCGGGTAGTGGCGAAGTATTGGCAATTCGTCGTAACTGGGAAGAAGGTGATTCCCTGCACCTGAAACGCCAGCATTTTGTTCATTATGTCTATGTGCCGGGATTTGGTTTCTACGGTCTTGGTCTGATCCACATTATTGGTGGTTACGCCCGCGCAGGCACTTCACTGATCCGTCAGTTGGTCGACGCAGGTACGCTGTCGAACCTTCCGGGCGGCCTGAAATCACGTGGTTTGCGCGTTAAGGGTGATGATACACCGATTGGTCCGGGCGAATTCCGTGATGTAGACGTGCCGTCGGGTTCGATCCGTGACAACATCATGGCATTGCCGTACAAGGAGCCGTCTCAGACTCTGCTGGCATTGCTGGACAAGATCACAAATGAAGGACGTCGCCTCGGTGCGATTTCCGACATGAACATCTCCGACATGAGTGCACAAGCGCCGGTCGGTACAACCCTTGCACTACTGGAGCGCACCCTGAAGCCGATGGCTGCTGTTCAGGCCAGAGTGCATTACGCGATGAAGCAGGAGTTCAAACTCCTCAAAGCGATCATTGCCGATTACGCTCCAGAAGAGTATTCGTACGAACCCTACCGTGGTGAAACGATGGCTCGTCGTGCGGACTATGAGATGGTGGATGTTATCCCTGTTTCTGACCCGAACTCTTCAACAATGGCGCAGCGTGTCGTGCAGTACCAAGCGGTATTGCAGATGGCGGCACAGGCTCCGCAGATTTACGACCTCCCTCAGCTTCATCGGCAGATGATCGAGGTGCTTGGCATCAAGAATGCCGACAAACTTGTTCCGACTACGGAAGATGCAAAACCGACCGATCCGGTCAGCGAAAACATGAACGCACTCGTTGGAAAGCCAATGAAAGCGTTTATTTATCAAGATCACGATGCGCACATTGCGACGCATACCAGCTTCATGCAGGACCCGATGATCGCCCAGACAATCGGTCAGAACCCGCAGGCACAGCAGATCATGCAGGCACTGCAGGCTCACATTGCCGAACACTTGGGCTTCAGTTATCGGAAGCAGATCGAGGAACGCCTTGGGGTTGCGCTACCACCTCCGGGCGAAGAGTTGCCAGAAGAAGTCGAGGTCAATCTCGCTCGTCTGGTTGCCGACGCAGGCAAACAACTTACTCAGTCTCACCAGCAGCAGGTTGCTCAGCAGCAGGCGCAACAACAGGCTCAGGACCCACTTTTCCAACTCCAGCAGCAGGAAGTGCAGATCAAGCAACAGGAAGTCCAGCGGAAATCGCAAAAGGACATGGCCGACGCTCAGATTGCCGCCGAAAAACTGCAGCTCGAACAGGCAAAAGTGGCTATCGAGGCGCAAAAAGAGGGAGCGCGAATTTCCTCCCAAGAGAAACAAGCAAGTAATAAGATCAAAATGGAGCTTATGAAAACGCTTAGCGGACCACAAAAAGGTGCTAAATAATGGCAAAAACCGTCTTTGACGTGCTTATTGATCGACTTGAGGAGCGTAAAAACTCTTCGATGCAATTCCTTGTAGATGGTGCAGCAAAAGACTATGCCGCCTACCGGGAAGCGTGCGGGATTCTTCGGGGTCTGAGTGCCGCACAGCGAGAAATTGAAGACCTTTCGCGTAACTATATGGATGAAGATGATGACTGATACCACTGCTGAAGTGAGCACTGAGGAGCTAGAAGCTCAAATTCCTAAACCAGTAGGCTACAGACTACTGATTGCGTTGCCGCAGATTGAGGACAAATACGAGTCCGGAATCATTAAAGCGGATAAAACCATGCACGAGGAGCGCATCCTTTCGATGATTGGCCTTGTGGTAGACATGGGCGAGCAGGCTTATAACGACGAAAGCCGTTTTCCGAACGGACCGTGGTGTAAACAGGGCGACTACGTGATGTTTCGTGCCAATACTGGCACCCGTTTTATGTTTAATGGGGTGGAATATCGCCTAATGAACGACGATTCCATTGAGGCTGTCGTCGCCGATCCGCGTGGAATCACGCGTGCGTAAGGAGTAGAAAATGCCATTTGAACAAGTGAAATACGAGTTTCCTGACGAAGCTCAGGATGAAGCCAGCAACGATTCTGAAGAATTTGAGGTAGAACTCGAAGGCGAAGAAGAGGAGAAGCAGGCTAAAAAGCAAGCGAAAAAGGCGCCAGAAGTAGACGACGATGACGTTGAGCTGGAGGTGGTGGACGACACCCCGAAAGCGGATCGGAATCGCAAACCTTCTGAGCCCCCTGCAGATGTAACCGACGAAGAACTATCAGAATATTCTGAGAAAGTTCGTAACCGTATACAACATTTTAGCAAGGGATACCACGACGAGCGTCGTGAAAAAGAAAAGGCACTCCGTGAGCGGCAAGAACTGGAGCGTGTAGCCCAGCAGCTTGTCGAGGAGAACAAGAAACTTAAGGGTACCGTAAACAAGAACCAAGAAGCCCTCTTGGAGCAGGCAAAACGTGCTTCTGCATCTGAACTCGAACAGGCAAAACGTGCTTATAAAGCGGCCTACGAATCAGGTGACGCAGACGCAGTTGTTACTGCGCAAGAAAACTTGACAGCCGCTAAGATGCGGGCAGAAAGAGTGGCTAATTTTAAGGTCCCTGCTTTACAAGAGGAATCTATTGCGGTACAAAATGAACAACCCGCCCCAGCACCGGCGGTAGATCCGAAAGTTACGTCTTGGGCTGAGTCCAATTCGTGGTTCGGATCTGACGATGAAATGACGAGTTTCGCGCTGGGGTTGCACAATAAACTCGTCAAACAGGGGATTGACCCCCGAAGTGATGATTACTACGAGAAAATTGATTCTCGTATGCGCCAAGTCTTCCCAGATTATTTTGGAGAAGCAGAAGAGGAGGTTGTTAAACCGAAGCAGAAGAAGGCCAACGTCGTCGCCCCCGCTACGCGGAGCACAGCACCTAAGAAAATTAGGTTGACTAAGACACAGTTGTCCATCGCTAAACGCCTAGGATTAACCCCCCAACAATACGCCGCACAGGTTGCAAAAGACATGAGGAATCAAAATGGCTGAGAACAGACTAAACCGCGAACTCGAAACCCGCGAAAAAACGGCTCGGAAGCGCTCTTGGGTACGTCCCGAAACACTTCCAACTCCGAATCCGGAGGAAGGCTATGAATTTCATTGGGTCCGTGTGAGCACAATGGGGCAGCCTGATGCCATGAATGTTTCCGCAAAACTACGTGAAGGTTGGGAGCCTGTAAAAGCTTCTGCCCACCCGGAGATTTTTTCATCTCCAGTAGATGATCCGCGTTTCCGCGACAACATCATCATTGGTGGTCTGATGCTTTGCAAAACCCCGAAGGAAATGGTTGACGATCGTAATGATTACTATCGCGAGCAATCTGAAGCTCAGATGCGTTCGGTTGACAACAATTTCATGCGCGAAAATGACCCTCGTATGCCTCTTTTCTCAGATCGCAAAACGAAGGTTACTTTCGGTGATGGTACTTAATTTAACCTTTATAGGAGTCTAATATGGCTACTTCTGCTGCTCCTTACGGGCTTCGCCCCGTAAAACGCGCTGACGGCATGCCGTACGCTGGTGCTACTACGGAGTACCTGATTGATCCGGCTGGTGTTGCAAACAACATCTTCTACGGCTCAGTCGTACAGCTAACCACCGCTGGCTACGTTGAACTGGCTGACGGTACCGGTGCTGACATCACTACCAATAACTTTGGTGGCAATGGCATCGGTGCTCTTGGCGTATTCGTGGGCTGTGAGTATGTAAATGCTCAGGGTCAGGTTATCCACTCTCAGTATTATCCGTCCGGCACCACTGGTGTTGTGAAGGCATATGTTGTGGATGATCCGATGGTTGTGTTCCAAGCACAGCTTGACGGTTCTGGCTCACAGGCAGTTCTTGGTGCTATCACCAAGTTCCCGGCTGCCCAGAACGCTACCACTTCAGGTAGCACCTCTACTGGCAATTCCACTATGGCACTCGACGCAACCGTACAGACCACTGTCGGTGGCTTGTTGATTGTTGGTTTTGCTAACAACTCACAGAGTGATAACTACCCGGATGTGTACGTTAAGTTCACAATCGGCGGTCATCACATGACCAACAACGCTGGCGTGTAAGGAGTAAATCATGGCAATTTCACGTTCCCAGCTCCTCAAAGAGCTGCTGCCCGGACTCAACGCGCTGTTTGGTCTGGAATACGCTAAGTATGGTGAAGAGCACAAGGAGATTTACGAAACTGAATCTTCTGACCGTTCTTTTGAAGAAGAAACCAAGCTGTCTGGCTTCGGTTCCGCTCCGGTGAAGGCAGAAGGCGCTTCCATCTCCTACGACAATGCGCAGGAAGCATGGACCGCTCGCTATACTCACGAAACCATTGCAATGGGCTTCAGTATCACTGAAGAAGCGATTGAAGATAATCTGTATGATTCTCTGTCCTCTCGCTACACCAAGGCTCTGGCTCGTGCTATGGCCTACACCAAGCAGGTTAAGGCTGCTTACGTCCTGAACAACGCGTTCAGCGGCGTTACCTACGGCGACGGCAAGGCACTCTGTGCAACCGATCACCCGCTGGTAAATGGTGGCACTAACTCCAACGAACCGTCTGTAGCGGCTGACCTGAACGAAACCTCCCTTGAGGCGGCAGTCATTCAGATCGCTGGCTGGACCGACGAGCGTGGTCTGCTGATCGCGGCTAAGCCGAAGAAGCTGATTATCCCGCCGTCACTGCAGTTCGTTGCAACCCGTCTGCTCGACACCGAGCTGCGTGTAGCTACCGCTGACAACGACATCAATGCGATTCGTTCCAACGGCGCTATTCCGGGCGGTTACGCTGTTAATCACTACCTTACGGATACGAATGCGTGGTTCCTCACCACTGACATTCCGAACGGCCTGAAGCACTTTGTCCGTACCCCGATGTCAACTTCTATGGACGCTGACTTCGATACTGGCAACAGCCGCTACAAGGCGCGCGAACGTTATTCATTTGGCGTCAGCGATCCGCTGGGCATCTTCGGTTCTCCGGGTGCATAAGTAAATTAAGCGTTTAGCTTGATTGAGGCCCCTCTTCGGAGGGGCTTTTTATGTTCGTATTCCACTACTTGACATACACCGATTTAGTACGTATCGTGGTCGCATTAACCAAGGAGACGATAATGGGACGCGCAGCGCTTACTACAAACATATGGATCAAGCAGGCTACCCGCACCCATAAAGGTGCTTACGACTACTCTAAATCGGTGTACACGAAGTATGGGGAGCCAATAACCATTACATGCCCCACTCATGGGGATTTTGTACAGCGTGAGAACAACCACAGAAACGGGGCTGGATGCCCAAAATGTGGTGTGAAGTCTCGTGTTGATAAACGCTCACATACTTACGATAGCTTTGTACAGGCCGCACGGGGGGTTCACGGGGATAGTTATGACTACCCGGAACAATACATTCGTGACAGTCGTACCAAGGCACAGATTGTTTGTCCAGTACACGGTGAATTTGAACAACTTGTGTACATCCACCTTGCTGGGAAAGGTTGCCCCCGTTGTGGTTACGAACGTAATGGTAAACGTAGCCAATTAAGTATTAGTGAATTTCTACGGCGAGCGCAGTCGGTACACGGAGACACTTATGAATACGTATCAGGACTTTCCGGGCTACATAAAAATATGCGGATTAAGTGCCCTGTACATGGAGAGTTTAAGCAAACCCCACACAATCATTTGAGTGGGGCGGGATGTCCTAAATGCGTAGGTAGAATTTCCAAAGGGGAGCAGGAGCTTGCAGATTTTGTAGCTTCATTGGGATTGGAAATACATTGTAGTGATACATCCGTATTGAGTGGTAGAGAGATAGACGTGTTCATACCTAGTAAGAAAGTAGGGATTGAATACAACGGCTTGTGGTATCACCGGGAAAGTCTTATCGGGAATAAAACCCGAGAAAAATGGGAAAAATGTACCTCCAAGGGGGTTAAGTTAGTGCAGGTATTTGAGGATGAGTGGCGTCACCAACGGCCACTGGTTGAAGCACGACTCAAAGCTATATTAGGTGTTTCTAATACAGTTTATGCTCGTAAATGTATAGTGACGCAACCACAAACTACAGAGGTCCGAGAATTTCTTGAAACTCATCATCTGCAAGGTGCAGGTAGTACGTTATCTAGGGCATACGGATTGCGTATAGATGGTGAATTAGTAGCGGTAGCTACTTTTGGGAAAGGTCGGTTCAATAACGCCGGTTGGGAACTTTTACGGTATGCCTCCGTAGGAAGGGTATTGGGAGGTATTTCTAGGCTTGTGAAAGCGTTTCGTAAGGATCATCCGGAAGGTACGTTAGTCTCTTATGCTGATTTACGTTGGGGGGACGGTGAGGCTTATCGAACAGCAGGATTTCGTCTTGAATCCATCACAGAACCGGACTATTGGTGGGCAGATACTTCCAAAATTGTTCGCCATTCCCGATATTCCGTACAGCCGTATAAGACGGGTATGTCGGAAAAAGACTACGCAGCAGCTCAGGGGTGGGTAAAAGTTCTTGGGGTGGGACACAAAAAATGGGTTCTTGACGAGTAACTTTTTTCCACGTATAAACCACTGTAAGTCTGGGAAATCCAGCTACGTAGACCGGCCCAGCGGACATTGCAGATGACTACGTAGCGAGTGCTGCAACACGGAGAAAATCTCATGGCGAGCACAACTTTCAGCGGCCCAGTCACCTCAACTAACGGTTTCGTAGGTGCTGTAACCGGCGACGTTACTGGCGGCATTACTGGTGATATTCAGGCACTTTCTGGTGCCGGTGCTGTAAGCCTGACCACCTTGATTACTGAAGTAACTACTGGCGCTGGTGCGGCAGCTCTTACTTTGGCCGATGGTACTGCCGGTCAGATCAAGATCATCACTATGGTTGTTGATGGTGGCGGCGCAGCAACCCTGACCCCTACCACTCTGGCTAACGGCTCTACCCTTACCTTCGCTGATGCGGCTGACACCGTAATGTTGGTATACAACACTACTGTTGGTTGGACTATCGTTTCTAACAGCGGTGTAGTTGTAGCTTAATAGGAGGTCGTAATGTCCTCTTCTGACATCAAAACCAAGCGTACTGATTCTGACGGCGATCTCGGCGTTGGCCCTGCTCGCATTCGTCAGGTTCAGGTACTTACCAATGGGACCGGCAATGGTCGCCTGACTATCAAGGATGGCGGAGCCAGCGGTGCGACGGTATTGGACATCGACTTTCTGACTTCAGATTCCCACTCCATCAACATTCCGGATTACGGAATTCGTTGTGCGTCGGGTATCTACATCAGTGCGCTGACCAATATCGATGCCTTGACCATCTTTTACAGCTAAGGATTTAACATGGCAGAGAAGAAAGGTATGCCGGGATTCAGCATGGAAGGCCGCGACAAGGAAGAAACTCGCCGCCTCAAAGCTGCAGCCGCTGGCACCATTATGAAAGATCAGCGTCGCAAGGCTAAAGAACGCGGAGCCTCTAAGGCCGAGCTTGACCAGCAAAAGCTTGATGATGAGATGAATATGGCTCGCATTAAGCATTATTCTGGCATGCGTGGTGAGACTGATCGCGGTCCGGACATGGGCATTCCAGAAGTACAAGACGAGATCGAAAAGATCTCTGCCGCTCCGTATAAACGTGGCGGCGCAGTCAAGTACAAATCTGGCGGCAAGGTTCGTGGTAACGGCTGCTGTGCTCGCCCTAAAAAGTGCAAGATGCGATAAATGGCTACTTCAGGTACGACCGCATTTAATCTCGATTTCACCGAGATTGCTGAAGAGGCATGGGAAAGAGCCGGACGCGAAATGCGTTCCGGTTACGACCTGCGCACTGCGCGTCGTTCAATGAACCTGATGACCATCGAATGGCAGAACCGTGGGATCAATATGTGGACGATCGACGAAGGCACGATAAGCCTCGTAGACGGCACAGCGACCTACAACTTGCCAGCCGATACCATTGATCTCCTAGAGCATGTAATCCGTACCAACTCTGGCAGTCAGACACTTCAGTCTGATCTGACCATCTCTCGCATCAGCGTATCGACCTATGCGTCGATTCCAAACAAGCTGACCGAGGGACGTCCGATTCAGGTGAAGGTGGACCGTGGCCGCGATAACCCCACGGTTACTGTCTGGCCGGTGCCGGACAACAATAACTACGTATTCAAATATTGGCGCATGCGTCGTATTGAAGACGCGGGAAGCGGCGTTGAAACAGCGGATATTAACTTCCGCTTTTTGCCGTGTTTGGTGGCCGGATTGGCGTATTACATCGCCATGAAGGTGCCGGAATTGGCAGAGCGCATCCCGATGCTGAAAGCAGATTATGACGAACAGTTTAATTTGGCCGCAGGCGAGGACCGAGAGAAGGCAACACTACGACTGGTGCCAAGAATCGGTAGGGCGTAACGATGAGTAACCGGTTCGCGTCCGGCAAAAAAGCGATTGCGGAGTGCGATGTATGCGGATTTCGCTACAAGCTCCGTGAATTGAGAGATGTTTACGTAAAAGGTCGCAACACCCACATTAAGGCTTGTCCACAATGCTGGGACCCGGATCACCCGCAGTTGAAGTTGGGGCAGTATCCGGTGAGTGATCCGCAGGCAATCCGTGACCCACGTCCAGACTTTACTGGGTACGCAGAGAGCCGAGCATTGTACAACCCAGTTGAGGGCGTCCACGCGATCGCTACATTGGGTCGAGTAACGGTAACAACTTCATAGGAGTTATGACATGGCATGTGGCAAAAAGAAAATGAAGTGTGGCGGCAAGGTACACAAGATGGCGAAAGGCGGCGGCATTAAAGTCCGTGGCTGTGGCGCAGCTAAAAAAGGCACCAAGGCACGCGGCCCGATGGCATAAACCATGAACTACACCGAGCTGACAACTAACATTCAGGACATCACTGAGAATACGTTCACAGCGGATCAGCTCGCCATGTTCGTGCAGCAGGCCGAGCAGTTAATTTACAACACGGTTCAGATCCCGGCTCTTCGGAAAAACAGCACTGGTTCTTTGACTACATCGAATCAGTACCTAGCGATCCCGAGTGATTTCCTGTACCCGTATTCTTTGGCTGTAGTTGACGATGACGGTGAATACCATTATCTCGTCAATAAAGATGTGAACTTCATTCGCGAAGCCTATCCGACCGTTTCTGCTACTGGCCTGCCTAAGCATTATGCAATCTTTGACGATACTGCGTTTATTCTAGGGCCTACACCTGATGATACGTATACAGTTGAAGTGCATTATGGGTACTACCCAGAATCGATTGTCACGGCGGGTACGACGTGGCTAGGTGATGAATTTGATTCAGCCCTCTTAAATGGTGCTCTTGTAGAGGCTATTCGGTTTATGAAGGGAGAGGCGGATCTTGTACAGATGTACGAAAGTAGGTATGTAACTTCTGTAAAATTACTTAAGAACCTTGGTGACGGTAAGCTGCGCCAAGATACCTACCGTTCTGGGCAATTTAGAATGCCCGTAAGCTAAGGAGTAAAACATGGCGATCTCTCAGGCCCTATGCACGTCCTTCAAAGTAGCCTTGCTCAATGGCGAAATGGACTTCAGCAGCGACACCTCATTGACTTTCAAAGTTGCGCTGTACACCAGCTCAGCCACTCTGGATGCTACCACTACCGCGTATTCCGCCACGAATGAAGTTTCTGGCACTGGCTATACTGCAGGTGGTAATGCAATCACGATTTCTACCAATCCGACTTCTTCTGGTACCACTGCGTATCTGGATTTCTCGGACACCACGTGGTCTTCGGCATCAATCACTGCTCGCGGCGCATTGATCTACAACGCGAACGGCACGACCAACCCAGCGGTTGCGGTTCTGGACTTCGGTGCAGATAAGACTTCTACTGCAGGTGACTTCACGATTGTTTGGCCGACTGCGGACGCATCGAACGCGATCATCCGTATTTCGTGATGAGGCATAGTGGCTTCGTCGATTGAGTATGTAGGCTGGGGAACTGGCCCTTGGAGCCGAAGCGCTTGGGGGTCTAGTCCTGTCTATGTCTCTGTAGATGGAGTTTCAGCGGGGACTGCGCTAGGCGAAGAGACGATAGTCGCTGATGCGAATGTGTCCCCCACGGGCGTCTCAGGCGCTGCGGTATTGGGTGACATTTCTCTTGTTACCAACAACTACATCTCGGTTACCGGGTTTGCTGCGACCTCCGCGTTAGGGGATGAGTCTGTAACCGCAGACGCAAACGCCATCGTCACTGGAGTTTCTGGGGCGTCTGCGCTTGGTGATATTTCGCTTGTCACCAATAATTACATCCCGGTAACTGGATTTGCTGGAGCATCGGCTCTCGGTGAGGAATCGGTTGTCGCCAAAGGAAATACCTATCCGACGGGTGTTTCTGGAACTGCGGCACTCGGCACCATCGCCCTCATCACGAACAACTACATCTCCGTCACGGGCTTTGCTGGGGCCTCTGCTCTCGGTAATGAGTCCGTTACCGGTGATGCGAACGTACCAGAAACCGGACTTGCTGGTGTTGCGCAAGTTGGGACAGTCATTGCCCGCGCAGGGGCGAAGGTTCCGGTTACAGGTGTATCTGCCGTGGTCTATCTGAATTCTGTATTGGTTTGGGGTGAAATCGTGCCGGGACAAAATCCAAACTGGACTCCGGAAGACGATTCCCAGAATCCGAACTGGCAAGAAATAACCCCATTAGCTGCATAAGGAGTGACTAATGTTAAGCGTGAATGAAGCCCGCGAAGTTGACGGGGTAGTCGAACCAAAATTTGAGGAGCAGGTTGTGTGCCGTAATTGCGGATATGATCTGGACGAATCCGAGATTGCAGCGGATACTTGTGCTGATTGTGGGGCTACCCTTAATTTGGCAAAACACGTTAAAATTTATGCAACTACCCTGCCCGGTTCCAAGGGCGACACGCTGGTTTAAGGATACGTAAATGGCAACTCAATATACTGACATTCTGAAATTAGCCCTCCCGACGACCGGCGAACTCTCGGGTACTTGGGGTGACGTTGTAAATGACAACATTACCTCGATGGTGGAGGAAGCCATTGCGGGCCTTGCAACGATCAGCTCTTGGTCGGCAAATTCACACACCCTGACCACTGCAAGCGGTACCACGTCAGAATCTCGTGCCGCAATGTTGGTGCTCACTGATGATGGCGCAGGAAATCCGTCTGGCGCAGCTACAGTCATCTGCCCTGCAAACAGCAAACTTTACGTAGTCCGTAATGGCTCTGGGCAGACCGCCACGATCAAAACCTCTGCGGGGACCGGTATTGCCGTTCCGAATGGAGAAACCGCTTGGGTTTACTGTGACGGCACCAATGTCGTTGAGGCTGTAACCAATATCGTCAATTTCACTTCAAACAATGTGGATATTGGCGGTGGCGAGATCGATGGCACTCCGATCGGTGCAAACGCAGCGTCTACCGGTGATTTCACGGTTCTGACCGCATCTACCAGTTTAAACATCAATAGCTCCACCACTGTAAATGGGGTTATTGATGACGATTCGATGGCTACGGCTTCCGCTACGAAACTGTCCACCTCTGAGTCCATCAAGGCTTACGTAGACGCTCAGATCGGCGCAAATAACGATTTGTCCGAAATTCTGGCGAATGGCAACACGACCGGCGCGACAGACATTGTTGTGACCGCAGGTCAGAAAATCACCACCAATACGATCGATGAAACGACCGCAGGGTCTGGCGTCACGATTGACTCGGTTCTCCTGAAAGATGACACCGTAAACGCATCAGACGTAGAAACCACCTACCTGTCTGCAAATGACGGCACTCAGGCCGCGTCTATTGAAAGCGGTACCGGCAAAATCACGCTGAGCAATGACCTGAAGGCTGATGTCATTGTCGAGAAGACTACTGACGCAGGCGTCACCATTGACTCCGTACTGCTCAAAGACGATGTGGTCAATGCGACCGACATTGAAACCGGGTCCATCTCTGCAAACGACGGCACCACCTCTGCGACCATTGCCGACTCCACGGGCGTGATGACCATTGCCTCTTCGGTCCTGACCACCACCGACATCAACGGCGGCACGATTGATGGTGCAACCATTGGCGGGTCTTCTGCTGCGGCGGGTACTTTTACGACTTTAACCGCAACATCAAATGTTTCGTTTGATGGCGGCACAATTAAACTGGATGGGAATTATCCGGTTGGTACAAATAATGTGGCGTTGGGCAATGCTGCGTTAGATGATGGCTCGTTGAGTGGTGGATTCAATGTTGCCATAGGTAATAATGCACTTTCGGCTAATACTTCTGGTGGCTCAAATGTGGGGATTGGGTCCGGGGCTCTTTCTAGTAATACAACAGCTTCAAAGAATATTGCTATTGGT